CTGGTATTTAAGAAGGCGAGCCCCGCAATTCCAGTTCGCATTGCCGGAACCATGGTGCAAAGCCAAGCAAAAGAACCCAACACTAGCACCATAGCCGAAATTACCCCCAGCAAACGCTATTCTGTTTCCTTCTGCACACCAGTAATAATCACAGATTCCAGTTCCGGAACTTCCATTAGCTTCTATCGGTATTTCAATTTCCGGATAATTTTCATCATAACCTAATTTGCTTGGATAACATTCTGATTGTTTTAGATTTGTATATCCAATTGGTTGATATGGTGCAACAAATTTATCAGAAGCATATTGAGTAGGATCATCACAAACATATGCTACATAATCTTTGATATTAAGTCCATCTATTGCTGTCCACATATTACTAAATACATTCTCAATTCCTCTATATATAACTGAATGACATCCGTCATTTGATAGACAACCTGATTTCATTCCTAATTCATCACATTGTCCTGCTTTCTGACCTATTCCCCACAAAGCATTTCCTACTGCTATATTAACGGCAGCTCCATCAAAATACACTGCCTTACCAGTTACACTTCCATTAGAAAATTCTTCTATTTTGGTTATTGTTCTTTCTGATGCTACAGAATTATTCCAAGCATCAGTTGCTCCTATTGATACATTTCTACCAACATACATATTTCTTGAATTTGCTACAATTATTCTGTTAACATTATTTTCAGCAATTAAGGCTTTTTGATTAAACCATTCAGATACTCCTCTACCTAGTTTACTTTGAGAATTATAGTCAGCATATTCAACTAAATACAACAATTGTAATATAAAGTATCTAGTATCCATTTGACAAAATCCTTCGCCTACTGCAGTCGCTAAAGTTCTAAATGCTGCTATTGTTTTGTTATATGCAGGAATTGTTCCACTAATGCTGTGAGCATTTCCTTCGGCATCTATGCTAATTACATATCTACCAACAGAAAATTCTTTACTATGTTTATAACCTGCTCTATTATAATCAGATATATAAATATATTCATAATCACCTTTAACTTCTCTTTTGAACCAAAATTCTGGAATCCTTGTAAGTACTTCTCCATTTGATCCATCAAATTTAAAACCTGGTTCTCCATAAAATGCTGTTATTTTTTTATTTTTCGTATCATAATTATATGTAATTATATCAGACCATGGATATAAATTATCAAAATCGTTTTGAACTTCATCCCCATTTTTTGTTGCATTTGCAACCAAACCTGTATTATCACAAATTCTCTCCCATTTTGAAAGAACATTATCTACAATTTTTCTTCTAATACCATAATTTTTCCCAACAAATTCTCTAGCTTCAGTTATTGCTTCTTGTAATTCTTTTTCAGTTACATATATTTGAGTAGAATCTAATGTAATTGTAACATTACTAGCATTATCAACAATAACATTTATTTGAATATGTTTTTCTATTTTTTCAGCAATAGAATTATTTATATATTCTGCATTACTTCCTGCATTTGCATAAGCATATAATACTTTTGCTTTTGTATCCGGATCAATTGCAAATAATCCAATTTCTCTAAAATAAAATGCACTTTTTGCATCAGTATTTTTAAAAATAAAAGATACACTTGCTTGTGTATCCCCTGTTATTTTTGTTTCTTCAATTGGACATTCTAATACTTTTGTAGTTAACGCTGTTTTATCTGCAGCATTACCACTCAAATTTCCGCTACCTATTTCAGCATGGTCAAATTGTATTTTCTTTCCCTGCAATGTTTTTGCTGCCAATAGGGCACCTTGCTTTGTTATATAGACTTTTTCAAATCCCATTTTAATCTTTACCTCCTATTTCAATATAATCTTGGCTTGCTAATTGTAAACCTAAATTAGTATTTTGATTTATACTTATATTTTCCTTTTTTTCTTCTGTAGTTATATTTAAGTCAATGTAATCTTGCCTAGACACTTTAGAACCTATGCTTTCATCTGCATTTAATATAGTATCTTCTAGTATTATATCTGTGTTCGGATCAACATTCATATATTCCATATTAGAAACAACTAGTCCAATATTATTTTCTTGTATAATTGTTATATCCTCTTTTCGTTCAAATGCTATTGCATTTAGATTTATATAGTCTTGACTTGATATTACTGCACCTATAAATTCATTTGCTTTTGTTTCCAACTTGTAGTCTAACATAATATTTGCAGGTATTTGTTTTACCAAGTTAGTTTTTAACATTTCTGCTGCTTCGGTATATACCAAATTTATAGTAATATATAATTCATAATCTTTGGCTTCTAATTTATAGTTATCTTTCCCAATGCTTTCATTTAAAGTATTTATCAACCATTTTAATGTATATGGCACTTTATTATTCATTTTAAAAAGAATATTCATCCTTCTTGCTTCTATTGTTTCTGCCTTGTTTGTAATTCCATATATTTTTTCATATCTATCTAATCCATAAGTCCTAGCAGATTTTACAATTACTTCTCTTAATATACTATCTATCAAATACCTCATACTTTCGATTTCTACATCTTCTGCATCAAAAATCTTATTAAATTCAACTACATTTTTTAGAAATGGTGGCATATATTCTACTAACTTCATTTTAATGTCACCTCTTTCAATGTAGGAATTTCAAATTTTTGTAATTCTATATTTGAAGCCTTATTATTTATAACTGTATTTGCTACATCTATAACTCCATCTGCATTTAGAATTATTGTATCTATTTGAGATTTTCTTATAATAATGGTTTCTGTGTTTTCCCAATTTTGCTTTAATTGTAAGAAATAATCATTTATTAATTGTTTTATTTGTTTTCTTACATTTTCAATAGTTGTAGTTTCAGATATTGTAACAGTAGAAATTATAGAAATTTCAATTTTCTTAACTGTATCAACTGTTACAATATGTCCAATTGGGGCAATTCCTAATCCTTCATCTGTAAAATCAGGGCATATTTCTTTTTGAACTTTATCAATTAAAACTTGTGAGGCCTTATCAAAATTACTATCTAATATTGTAAGTTTAACGGTTCCTGGCCCATTCCATATTGGAGTAACCTTTACACCACCAACTCCGGCTATCTCTTTTGTTTTATTTTGATAATCAATTATATTTCCACCAAACCCTTGCTCACTTGTGGTCTCATAGTACCTACTTCTCAAAGAATCGTCGCTTTCTTCATCTTCTCCAGGAATTAAAATATCTGTTAGTTCTGCTTTTGCTAAATTTTCTATATAATTTACTGGTATTAAATTCCCAACATAATTATTTCCTATTGCTCCAGCAGTTTCACATTCCATTTTATAGATTCCTTTTTCAATTCTTTCGGTTGCTTTATATACTATATCCTCTATTGTAAATCGCTCTCCTACCTCTATGTCCATTAACTTATCGTTTTCATCGTAAAATGTTGCTTTTTTTATTGCATATGTTGCTTCATTTCTTGTAAGACCAACTTGGTTTGCTAATCTATCTAAATATTCTTCTACAGCAGTATCTGCAAAAACCAAATCTATATTATTTTTTAACAAAATATACATTTGTGCTAGTTCCGCTGCTGCAGGTCCCAAAGCATCATATATAATACTTCCTTCCCTTTTATCAATTTGAGTAGGTACTGTATCTAGCATTCTTTGTAGAATAGTGTCATAGTCAAAATATTCATCTAAATTCTCAATTTTATCTATATCAACTACGCTCATTAAACACTCACCACCTTTTCCGCTTCAAATTTTCCTATATTTGTAACTACTGTAAATTTCACTTTTATTTCATTTCTGTTTATTTCAAAATCAAAGTCCTTTACTTCTGTTATCCTTAAATCCTGTAATAATGCTTCGGTTATTACTCTTTCTAATTCAGGAATTACAAAAGTTGTATTTTCCCCGATTAAATGTTTTAGTTCGATTCCATAGTTCCAACTATAAATAAGATGTTCAAATCTTTCTGTATTTAATATACAATATACAGCCTGTTTCATTGCATCAATACCATCACAAAATTTTGAAATAGTATTTTTTTCTATATTCAAATAATATGTCTTGCTTGTTTGTTCTATTGTATCTTGCACATTGTTTATTACAATATTATCTGTATTAGGTGTCATCTTATTACCACCTTTCTTTTAAAATTTATCTAGTACAACAAAGTTATTTCCACCTTGCTGTTGTATTAAAATAACATTGTCGTTAATTTTTAATGCATTATGTACTGTTATACTTTTAGTCCCATTTATACTATGTTTATGTGTTAAATTTATATCTTTTTGTTTTACTGATACACCTATTTCTCCTGTGACATTATTAGTTATTTTTTGATTATTGTCATTTGGAGATATATCAGATGAAACACTTATATTTGAGTTAACATCTGCAGTATGGTTATGGTTAGCATTTAATGATGTTTTTTCTGTACTCCAGTCCATAGTTACATCTACTGTATAATCCTTAACATTTTTAGTAAGTACTAAAAATTCTTTTGTTAGTTTTAATTTTTGTTCAACTGTTATTTCAAGTGGTTCAACACTTGTTACAGTTCCAAATAAAACAGAAGTAGGAGCATTTGCATCATTTGCTCCTACTGCCATTTTTTTTATTACTTCTCCTAATGAACTACTCATATTTCCCCCTATTGAGATATAAAGTTTTGGCCTCTTAATGTTAAATCCATAAAATGTTCTCCATTTTTAAAAGTATGTTTTGCTTTTTCTACTAACATAAAGTTTTGAAGCTTAACATCTCCTAAATTCAGATTTACTATTATAAGCGAACCACCTCTAACCCTAATATCTCCTAATGCATTTTTTATTTCGAGGCTTCGTGTTTTTTGATTATATAAATCTAGTAGTGCTCTTGCTTTAACTGCTCCATTAGTTTTTTCATCTATTGTATCAAAATATTGTAATACTCCCCATTTTTCAATATTACTTGAATCTTTTGCCATATAAACTTCTCTTTTTCCTGTGTCGGAATTATCGTATGTAAGCTTTATTTGATTATATGTATCTGAATCTATGGAACTTTCATAATCAAAGTTTTCTCCAGTTTCTTCATCTATGACTAATCCCACTTTCATTCTTTCTAGGTTTTTCAAACACAATTTTCCAAAATCATCATATAGAACATACATTTCTTTTCTATTTCTTATTGTTTCATCTAGTGCATTTAATATAATATCAAATAAAGACTGATTGCTTTCAGTCTTTTTTGCTATCACATATCCTGTATTTTCAAGCATTCCAACATTCAATTGAAAATCACTAGCAATAGAGCGTACTACTTCATCTGCTCTTTTATTTACATATACTCTAGTATCTTTATTTTTTAAATATCGAAGTTGATCATATGCTGTTGTTTTAATTATTTGTTCTTTATCACGCTTTTTTCTAAACACAAACCCATAAAATAAATTTGTATTATCAACTTTAAATGCTACTGGATTTCCTCCTTCAAAGTTAATTATTTCATCCTTAACAACTTTAAATTCTAGTTTTCCAGCAGCACCTTTTCTTTCAGTTGTCCAAGTTATTTCATCTTGAACAACTGGTTCATATACAGTATTTCCATTTTGAATTAATAATTGTTGGCTCATTTTCTTTCCTCCTATGATGGTATCCATAGAACTTGACCTGGATATATCAAATTTGGATTTCTTATTTTACTTCTATTGGCGTTATAAATAGTTGTATATTTAGCACCATTTCCATAAAATCTCTTTGCTATATTCCATAAACAATCTCCTCTTTTTACTGTATAATTTTGCCCACTTGGTTTTGCTACTGCGGTATTATTAGTTGTAACTGTTCTTGTAACTGCTGGTGGTCTATATTGTTTTATTGTTACTTGTACCTTTTTTGTTGAATATTCTTTATATTGTTTTAGTTTTATTTTTACTTTTGTATCAAAACCTTCTTCTGTTGTATCCGTTATAGTATATTCTTCCAACGCCACTTTAATATTAGTATTAAAAATGTCTTTACCATTTGGAAATTTCCTAACAACTATAAATTGAAATGCAGATCTATTGACTTTTAAATTTTCTAATACACCTAAATAATATTTAGCATTTTGAAAATTATTTTTATACATCGCAAAAGGATATTTTGTATTTGGTAATACAACTTCAAATTCCAGACTTGACAATCCTGGGTTTTTTAAAACATTTATTTGTGAATAATTTATCAAATCATATGTCTTATTATTATTACTTATTTTTAGTTCAAGTTTGCTAGGAGGAATGGGAAGAAGTACATTGCCTAAATAAAAATAATATGCCATAAAAATTCCTCCTATTCATGTACTCCATCTGAAATATATTCTAATTCTTCTTCTAACCTTTTGGTTAAAGAGTCAACTATTCCATCAATATCTGTTTCGCTATCAATATTATTATTGTTAGTCATATTTATAGTTAATGGAACCGTTGTAAATCTATTTATAGTATCTCTTTCTGCTATATCTATTAAATATTTTAAATCTTCATCTGTTATTTCTTTAGTATTATTGGCTATGTCCTTTGTATCTCCAGCAATATCTCCTAGTGTACCATTTCCAAATTGTGATGGATCTATTGAGAAACTCTTATCACTTAATACATTTTTTATTGCATTTCCAGCACCATTTATCCAGTCATTTCGATGGTCTACTCTATCTTGTCGAGTATTATTCATATCTATTGCCGTATTTTGTATATTGGTTGCTGATGCATTAAGTTTCGTTCCAAATTCACCTTTTAATTGGTTTATCTTGTCGACAGTTCCATCCATTTGACTAGCCATTTCTTGTAATTTTGCATTTCTATCTATGATATTATTTGTCATTTTACTTGCAAAGTCATCAGCAAAGTGTGCTGCTTCAACGGTATCTATTTGCACTCCTGGTATTTTGTTCAACGCTTGAATTATTCCGGTTTACCAACCAAACAACTCCATTATATAAGCCTTGGAAAATACTTAAAACTCCCAAACAAACAGCCTCGACTCCTGTTTGAAATGCATACCAAGCACCCATTGCTCCAAGTACACAAGTTTGAATTCCTAACCATAATGCCATAGCACCTAAAACTATTGCATAAAATACACCTTGAATTCCAAGTCCAGCAACCATTATTCCTAATTTCAATGCATCCCAAACATAAAGAATTCCATAAGCCACCTTGTCATTAGTAAACCACAAATATGTTAGTGCAACAATTAAGGCCATTATCAAAATCACAATCCAAGTAATTGGACACGCTAACAATGCAGAATTTAATCCCCATTGTGCTGCAGTTGCTGCCATAGTTTGCCCAGAATGTAACATTTCAGCTGCTCCTGCTATTCCATGTGCTATTGACAACATTCCTAAAAGTCCACTTGCAATCATTGAGACTATATTAAATCCAACATAGGCTCCTACTAATCCAAGTATAACTGGTGCTACCGGTTCTAATACACTTAACAACCATGATATACCTTCTATTAAGTTTAATATTGCCTGTGCTGCTAAACTAGCACCGTTTATAAACATATTAAACATTTCTTGCACTTGCTGATTATTTGCTAATGCATTTATTTTATTAAGTACCGGATCCAATGATTTTATTGCAATATTTTTCATTTTAGTAAAAACTTGATTCCAAGTCATTGGCATTTTATTGAATTTTGCATTTGTTTCATCTGCAGCTTTTAGCATAGCATTTTTAACAATTTGTGCACTAATCTTTCCATCCGCTGCCATATCACGAATCTTACCAATTGGAACATTTAAATAATCTGCAATATTTTGAACTATTTGCGGAGCATTTGAAAATACCGCATTTAAATCTTGCCCTCTAAGTACACCTGTTGATAATGCTTGTGTTAGGTTATACATTGTAGATTCTATTCCTGTTGCTTCAGTTCCGGATATTGCAAATGTTTTATTTAATTGTTCCGCAAACGCAATTAATTCATCATTTCCTTTAAATGCCTTGCTGGCCTGTAAACCTAGTTTTGTAATAATATCTGTAGTAGTCTGATATGAAGCCCTAGCATTCATTGCAGATACGAAAATTTTATTTTGTAATGCTTCTACACTACCACCATCATCTACAATCAAATTTAATCTTGCTTTATTATTTGTCATTTCATCTGACAAATTAAACAATCCTTTTATTGCAGATATACCACCAACTGCTAATGCAACCTTTTTTATAGTAGAAAGAAGTTTATTTCCATTACTATATGATGTGTTTATACTATTACTAAATTTATCTTGATTTTCTTGTGAATTTTTTATACTATTGTTTAGTCTCTCTTGGTTTGCCTGTGTCCTTTTCACACTATTATTAAAACTTTCTTGACTATTTTGAGAATTTTT